CGACTACAGAATGGTCTATAGATTTCTCATCAGCAAGGTCGGCTAGGCGACCAAACTCTTGAGAGAATTGACGATCAAGGCTTGCGATTTCATTGCGTAATCTATTTTCTTGCTCTTGCAAATCTGCGATCGTTTGCCTGAGTACTGCTAGCTCAGCTTTTTCTTTTAAAACGGTTTTGGCTAGTTCAATTATTTTCACAATAAACCTCAGTCATTCCTACAATTGGTTGCGATTCAATAGCGACAATCTCAATAACTGCATCTAGCAATCCTGTAATTGTTGCCAATTGGTTATCAGACAATGCAAACCTAGCTAGTTTATGTGTATCTAAATCGACAGGATAATCAATCAAGTCAGTGATTGACGCTGTTTGTGATGCACCAAAGAATAAAGCTATCTTTTTAATATCGATTACTCCATAGGATGAAGCGCCGATTTGTCCTGCTGTTGTTCTGATCATGATTGTTTATTTACTAAATTTACTCTCGTAATATCTAGTTAGTTTCGACTTCTTGACCTTGCGATTGCCTGTTTCATCCTTGACGCTTAGCAGCTTAGTAATGAGGCTATTTTCTTCGCTCAGAGCGGATTCTTGATAGGTTGATCGCGTTGATAATGTGTATTCGGGTTGTGTTTCTGTCATGGGTTAAGCAGCCTCTCTACGAGCGATCATCTTTTGCACCTTAACCAAAAACTTGTATTGCTCCTTTTGAGCGTCTTGCAAAGCAAGATCGGCGGCGCGTGGATTCGATACTGTGCAAAGGATATTAGCCATCAAAGAACCGATGCGATTGGCAACATTATCAGCGTTAAGTTCGCCGTCAAATGAATTGCAAAACGCTTGGTTATACTGCCAGATCATGCACTCATGCATAGAGCGTGATGCTCTTACAAAGTCGCCTTTAGCGATCGCCGCTTGGCATTGATTTTTTTCGTATTCGTGGTTTTCTCTCAAGTCTTGTAGCTCTAGTTCAATTGCGTTTGCGATTGGTGCGAGTTGTGTAGCGGTCATTGCGTTTTCCTGTTTACTAAGTTAATTTCTGTATTAAAGATACTATCCTTTTGAGGGATAGTCAATACACAAATGATTAGTATTGTCACTGCTTTTCATCTAATTATATAAGTAAAAAGTATCCTTTTAGGGGGTAGTAGATAGTATAGTGATTAGTAGTTAATGAGGTAACAATGTGGAAATAATTAGAGAAACCACAAGAACTACAACCTTGATAGAGTTTGAAGGTGCGGCGTATGTCCGTAATGAAGATAACTCTAGTATTTGGTGGAATAAAGAGTTAATGCCTTATTCGTATGAGTATTCTAAATCTACTGGTAAATGGTACGAGTTAACCGTCAACGGGGATCTCGAATGCGAACTACCAGAATTAGAGCGCAAATACCAAGAGCTAAAGTCATGCAACTAAATCTCAAGCGCTTACGCAAGAAGCGATCGCTAACTCAAGAGCAACTGGCAATTCTTTGCGATGCTTGGTTAAAGAGTAAGAGCAATGCGACAACTATGCATAAATGCAGTTTACGCAAAATCCAAAAGTTAGAGCAGGGTTATTACAGGTTCTTGGAATTTGACCTAATTGACGCGCTTTGCAGTGTACTCAACTGCAATGCTGGCGAGTTGATTAAGGTAGAGAGGCTTTAGAGCATGACTAACACGATCTCAATCCGAAAGAAAGTCGCTGAGCTTTGCGGGTTTACTGGTGATTATCAAGAATTTGTTTTAGATGGACTCTGTGGAATTAACGACAGATCAACCGTTAGAAACCCTCTTGATGGCAGTAAGCAATATATTCCAGTGCCAAAATATGACACATCTCTAGACGCAATCACACAAGCTTTTGATGACTATGGGTTGACTTACACTTTACAAAAAGGCGTAGCAGATAATGGTGATATTGGCTATTTTGCTTCTAATCCTAAAGGCGAAAAGTACTCTGATACAGCAGCTAAAGCCATGTGTTATCTATTTATTCACTGTATGGAGAATAATGATGGCTACAAGTCAGACTGAAGTTAGTATAAACAATAGGTTGTACCTAGAAAAAGCCAATGAAGAAGTCAGCAAAATTGTCATTATTCCTGAATGGCAAAAGCTTTTGAGGGGTTTTGAATGTGAGCTTAGCGCTACCAAATATTCTTTTGATGGATTAAGAGCCATAGAAATGGCGATCGCCGCTAACCCATTGTTAAACAATGAAGATCGATTGGTACTTGTTCAAGAATTTATAAGTAAAAATAATCATGAGTGACACAGAAAAACAGCCAGAAAAACAGCGCATCCCGATCGCCATTTCATCACAGCAGATGGAAGATCGGTATAGGGTAGAAGCATCTCGCGCAAAAGCTCAGAAGATGGGTGCTAGTTCTAGGATTTTGAGGTTATTTGAAAATGACGCTAGTTGACCACGAAATCGAAAAGCTTTGCGAAGAAAAGGGCGTTATCGTGCCATTTGACAAAGCAATGCTTAACCCACAATCACTCGATGTGCGGATAGGCTACACGCTGAAAACTGAGAATAACTGGCTTAAGCGATGTCTAACGGGTCAAGAGTTTACTACTCACGACTTAACCAAGTACTCAGAATCAAACCCGTTTTGGGTATCGCCACTAAGTTTTATTCTGACTTGTACCTACGAGACTTTCAATATGCCGAGTAATTACTCAGCAGAGTTTAGGCTTAAGTCAAGTAGAGGGCGATCAGGATGGGGTCACGTTTTGGCAGTATGGATTGATGGTGGTTTTAACAATTCAAAGCTGACCTTAGAGTTATTAAACCATCGTATTTGGGCTCGGCAACCTATCTATCCCATGATGCGAATTGGTCAAATCGTTTTTGCTGAGACGGCTTATCCAAGGCATGATTACTCAGAAACAGGACGGTATAACAACGATTTGGATACGCAACCAGCAAAACCAGAGAAGAGAATATAAAAAGATGATCGTCAAGATTGAAGACATCCAAGCATGGCTAGCGCAAAAAGCTCTTTGGGATAGCCAGAACATTGAAAGCATTGAGTTCACGCTAAACGGCGAGGTTTATAAACCGCAAATGTTTTGGACTGATGCCGACGGTAATCCAACCGACCCGATCGCCGCAGATAATTTTAAATTTATGGGCTGTTGCACCCATAGCATTTTTGAGATGATTGTTGGGGATTTGAAATAATGAGTTGGACGTATCGAATCTCAAAGCAAACCCTTGAAAATGGTGATGAGTTGTTTGCTATCCGCGAGTTTTACCCAAATAGTAAGGGCGAATTAACCAGTTGGAGCCACGAAGAAGTAACACCTGTTGGCACAACACTGGAAGATCTAAAAGGCGAGTTAGCACTGATAATGCAGTGCTTGGACAAGGGAGTAATTGATATTGGAGGTGAAGACAATGGCTAACATCGGATTATGCGGCGCTCACGGTACAGGTAAAACCACACTGGCGATCGCCTTGTCGCATTCTCTAGGAATCCCATATATTCCTATTGATGCGAGTACTGTATTTTTGGAGCATAAATTCCACCCATCAGATAAACTTGATATCCGCACTAGGTTGTTTTTACAGCAAAAGATTTTGGCTAAAGCTGAAGACATCTGGTTTGACGTTGACGAGCCTAGCTTTATATGCGATCGCACACCGTTGGATATGGCTGCTTACTTGCTTACTGATGTTGTCAATGGTGAGTTAGATAAGCATACACAGTCTGAGGTTATGGAGTATTTGCAAGATTGCTTTAATGTTACGGCTCGGTATTTTGGCAAGATTGTATTAATCCCGCCCGCTATCCCTTTTGTCGAGCGTGAGTACAAAGCGGCGATTAATCAACCGTTAATATTCAAGTTGCATACTCAGCTTTTAGGGATGCTCTATTATTTGGATTTGCCTTATAAGGAGTTGCCAAAAGACTGCATGGATTTGGGTGATCGGGTGAAATTTGTTGAAGATTATTTGGAGGTAAACAATGTATAAGGCGACTGGATATAATCACGCTCTAGATCGCGTTCGAGAAGATATGGCGTTAATGCTAAATCTTGAAGTAAAAATTATTCAATACGATACGGCATTGATGAATAGGAACTTTTACACTGAAGATCAACTGGCGACTATACAGCAAAAACGCGCTGATGCTTCTCGTGATTTTATTGATCTTTTGAATAAATACAATATTAAAAATGACTAACGAAGAAATTAACCGCGCAGTTGCAGCGATCGCAGGATGGACTGAGATCGAAAACTGGAATACCAGCGCAACCAAGAAAACGTACATCGGCACTAACGCAACACATCCAGAGCTACGTAAGTTTATCCCTAATTATGTCGAGAGCTTGGATGCGATTGTTAAGGTGTTTGAGTCATTTAAGATATGCTACCGCCTTATTTATCTTCCTGCTATGCATGGAACAGGGTCAGCTTGTCGAGCAACAACTTTGACCAGCCCTATTGAGTATGATGCGCTATCACCAGCACTCGCACTCTGTAAGCTCCTACTAGCCATAAACCCCACACCAATCGCACCGCCACAGGTTGCGATTATTGATGATGATGGAGAGCATGATTAATGCAAGAAATTGAACGAGCTAAGCTCATCGGCTTTTTTACCACCCATCGCGGCTCTTACTCTCTGCGCTATATCGAAATATGCACGCAAATCAATACGAGCGCATTGCGCTTACTTCTTAACCAAGGCGCGATCGCATACGGTAACAGGCGCTTGCATATTGAATGCGTTGAGGGTAATTATCGCGCTATCCCTAAGCTACGTAAGGCGACACCAAAGGAGCTAAAACAGCGGGAATTAAGCAGACTGCGTAATAAAGCTTTTGACCACGCTAGGGCGCGTGGTGTGTCTGTCGGTAAAGCTAAGTTGGCGGCTTGGA